CATGAACTGGCTGACCATCCGGCTGAACGTCGGAAGGTGAACGGGCTTGGCCTTGGGCCGAACCTTGAAAGACGCAGGCACCGGGATCTCGGTGGCACCCTCCAAGCCGCGACGCGCAATGGCCTTCTCACGGCTGGACCACTCGCCACCCATGAAGACGTAGCCATCGGTGTGCAGCGGCGTGATGATGAACAACGTGTAACGGCCATTCTTCTCTGTGAAGAAGTAGGTGCGGTCGTCGCTCATGCGATCTTCCCTTTCGTCATCGCGTGTCTCTTCAGCGTTAGGACGCGACCCCTAACGGACCCTCCTACCAGTAACGGCAGGAGGGTTTCGACTGGGAAGTCAACTGAACGCTCGGGGTTACTTCCGGCTCGTCTGTCCTCGCGTCGCCCCTGCCGCTCGCTCTAGCGTTTGCACGGTGATCGCATCGCAACGATGGGGGTGGCGAGGAAGGTCCCTTCCGGTTCTCCCTCTGCGCGGATCGGGCTGGTTCACTAGGCGGTTCCGGTCGCGACGCGCGATCACTTGTCTCGGTGATCTTGCGGTTAGTGGCTCTTCTACGCTCACCCATTCGCCGGAGGCGGTGCCCCGATCCGCTCTTCAGTTATGCCCCTATCTTACCGTGTCAGACGGTAGATGGTGGTATTTCCCGAAAAGTTTTTTGAGAGCAATTTGAGGCCCCATCCCAGGCCCCTACCCCGGTGCCCCCTTAAGGGGGGATAACCCCTCAGATTGCTTCTGAGGGCCTTCCAGCCCGACCCTCGCCTGGAGCCTGACCGGGAGGCTCTGGCGCGTGTAGAATGGTCCCAGCAACGTGTCCACCCGTGACCCCGCTTCCGCCGTGGCTCGCGTGGCCCCAGGGATGCCGGGGTTGCCGCGCGTCCATGGGAGCGGAATGGCGACCTACCGAGTCCTCGTAGGAATCGACTACGCAGGCAATCGTGCCGAACCGGGCACCGTCGTCAGCGACCTACCCGCCAGTAGCGTTACTTGGCTCCTCGCGCAGAACATCATCGAAGCCGCAGATAACGCTTCAGACGATCAGCCGGTAACACCAAAGACTACTGCTGCGCGTGAGCCTAAGTCTCCCAGCAAGGGAGGCGAATGATGCCCACATTTCGTCACGGTAAGCGCACCGTCGTTCTGCTGAACGGGACCGATATGTCCCCGTTCTTGAACGAGGCTACTCAGACCCAGGAGATCGAGACTGCGGAGACCACTACCTTCGCGGATTCAGACAAGACCTACATCACCGGCCTCGGCGACGGGACGATCTCCACGAGCGGCCTATTCGACGGAACCGCTAACGCTTCTAACGATGTCCTCAGCGGCGCTATCGGGCAGGAAGATAACACCTTCACGGTGCTGCCCGAAGGCGCTACCGCAGGCGCGAGAAGCATCATCGCTAACGGCCAGTTGACCTCCTATGAGGTGTCCTCTCCAGTGGGTGACGTTGTCGCTATCTCAGCAGAAGTTCAGGCCGATGGAGGACTGTTCTCCGGTCGCGCTCTGAACGCTCTCACCAACACGGGAACGTCGGCATCGCTGACCGGCATTAACGACGGCTCATCGACCAGCGGTGGGGGCCTCTTTAACCTTCACGTTACGGCGAATACGCGCGACGGTGCGGCAACCGTCAAGGTCCAGCACTCAGCAGATAACGCAACCTGGGTGGACCTCGTCACATTCTCTTCCGTCAGCGCCAGCAGCACGGCGGGAGAGAGCATCACCAGCACGGGCACGGTGAATCAGTATCTCCGTGCAGCACACACCCTCGCCGGATCGTCCGGCTCCATCACCTATCACGTTTCGGCAGCAAGGAGATAACTGTGCCTACCTTCAAGCATGGCAAGAACGCCTACTTCGCCCTCGACGGGACCGCAGCATCACTCGTCAACATCAGCGGCACTCTGAATGAGATCAGCATGCCGCGCGAGATTGAGACTGCGGAGACGACGGCGTTCGGGCAGAACGACAAGACCTACATCACCGGACTCGGTGACGCCACCATTTCGCTCTCCGGCATGTTCGATGCCACGACTGACACGATGATTGCTGGCGATATCGCCAACCTGAAGTCGGGTTCGGTGTCCAGCCTCTCGTTCGAGTACGGTCCCGCTGGCTCCGCATCGGCCCAGCCGAAGTTCACGGGCGAGGCGCTCATCACTTCCTACGAGGTTTCCTCCCCGGTCGGCGATGTCGTCACCTATTCGCTCGAACTTCAGGTCACGGGCGGCGTTACCGGCACCACGTTCTGACGCACGGTTCAGTAACTTTCCACGTTCCCATGTGGACCAACCAAAGGAGTAACGGTAATGGCTAGTTTGCGTGACAAGATCTTCGCAGCACAGGACATCCCGACCGAGGTTGTGAGCATCCCCGAGTGGGGAGTCGATGTTCTCGTTCGAGGTATGAGCGCAGGCGACCGCATCACCCTGATGCAGAACGCTTTCGACCAGACCACGCAGCAAGTGAACATGAGCATCGTCTACCCCGACGTTGTCGTGTCGTGCACCTTCGACCCTGACAGCAACGAGCCGGTGTTCACGACCGCAGACAAGGACGCGATCCTCGCGAAGTCCAGCGCAGCAGTCGAGCGTCTGGCTAACGTCGGGCTTCGGCTGTCCGGTATCGGCAAGGAAGAGCAGGACGCGGCGGGAAAAGATTCCTCCAAGTCCCAGAAAGACGATTCATCTTCGAAATAGCGCAACGGTTGGGGAGGACGGTGGATGAACTCCTACTTGGAGGCCCAGGCCACCGTCCTCTCACTTCCGCAGAACTAACGGAGTGGATCGCGCTAGAGCATTTGCGGGTCTGGGAGCAGGAACAGGCCTCGAAGAAGAAGAGGTGAACTCATGGCGGTAGCAACAGAGGTTGTCGCCCGGTTCACAGCCGACATCAGCGATGTCCAGTCGAAGATGTCGATGGCGCGTGGCGCTTTCGCGACCGTAGGCGAAGCGGCATCGTTCTCTAGCAAGCGTATTGCCGAGGTCGGCAACGCTATGGCCGACGTCGGCAAGAAGATGACGGTCGGCATCACCCTCCCCCTGGGTGGTGTAGCGGCTGCCGCAAGTACCGCAGCGATCTCGTTCGAAGCCAGCATGAACAAGATCATCGGCCTGGTCGGTATCGCGTCTGATGAGGTCGCCCGAATGGGCACCGAAGTCACCGGTATGGCTGGTCAGATCGGCAAGTCACCTGACGAACTCGCTGCTGGCTTGTTCGTTGTGACCTCCGCAGGCCTGCGCGGGTCTGACGCGATGTCTACCTTGGCGAACTCTGCTAAGGCTGGTGCGGCTGGACTAGGCGAAACGAACGATATCGCTCGCGCAGTAGCCGGTGCATTGTCTGCATACGGTACTGAAGTCCTCTCCGCGTCCGATGCCACCGACGCTATCGTCGCCACGGCCCGTGCGGGTAACTTCGAGACGAGCCAGTTCGCTGCCTCCATCGGTCGCGTACTGCCCTTCGCTAAGCAGGCAGGCGCATCCTTCCAAGAAATGGGCGGAGCAGTAGCCCTCCTGACGCGAGTGAACGGTGACGCTGCCCAGTCAGTCACTCAGATTCAGGCATTGTTCCGCGCTTTCGTCGTCCCAACCGAGGAAGCCAAGACTGCGCTTGACGAAGTTGGCATGAGCGCTCAGGATCTACGCGACTCGATTGCCGCTAAGGGGCTACCCGCTACGCTGCAAATGCTTGACAAGGCGCTCGGCGGCAACCGGGAACAGTTGGGTAGGCTGCTGGGATCGTCGGAAGCGGCATCTGCGGCGTTCCAAATCCTTGATTCGGACGCTGCCACGATCGAAGCGACCTTCGGCGGGGTGCGCGCGAGCGCTGGCATGACCGCTGAAGCCTTCAATGCCGTCGCGCAGACGACTCAGTTCCAAATGAATCAGGCGATGGCCCAGTTGAAGGCCACCCTCATCGACCTTGGGAACCAGTTCCTACCGATTATCAAGACTGTCGTTGACTTCATGCAGGCGAATCTGAAGGCGTTCAGTTCCCTACCGGGTCCGATCAAGACTGTCATCACGGCATTCGCTGGGATTCTCGCCGTCGTCGGCCCATTGCTGTTCATTGTGGGTAAGTTGATCGTCGTCTTCTCCGGTCTTCTGTCAATTATGCTGAAGATGCGCGCTGTCGGGGCGCTACGGCTGGCGTTCGCTCAGTTGCGCGGCGAGATGGCCGCTACGCGAGCCAGTCTGAAGCAGACACAGTCCTCTATCGGGATGATAGCGACAGCAGCAAATACGGCTAAGGTGACGGTTGTTGCTTCCTTTAAGGCGATTGGCGTTGCCGCGAAGGGTCTGCTCGCGAGTCTCGGGCCGATCGGTCTCGCGATGATCGCTGTCGGTGCGGCTTTCGAGATCTTCGTCGGGAAGGCTGCCGGGACAGAGCATCATCTGGCGAACCTTCGCGACGAGATCGACCTCACGACCGGAAAGATGACTGAAGCGGCGAAGATCTTTATCGCCTCCGAGTTGCGTCACAACATCAGCCAAGAGGACTTGGCGATGATGGAGAACTACGGTATCTCTATCTCGGGCTTCATCGCCGCCTTGGAGCAGGGTGGACCGGCACTCGACGCATACCGGGACAAGTTCGCGCAGATGCGACTCGAAGCCGAGGGCTCCGGTGGCTTGTTCGACACGGGCTTCGGAAACGTAGGCACCATCACTTCGATGGACACGATCATCAACACTATGAACGGGATGATCGACCAGTACGGTAATGCAAAGTTGGTCGCTGCCGATCTCGCTGCGGCACAGGTGGACGGCGCGCTCGCGGCATCTGACGCGCAACGCGGACTCATGGCAACCCACCGCGCTGCCGCACAGGAGCAGCGCGCTATCGCTGCTGGCACGGCATCCGATGGTGCCCTAATGCAGAACGTCATCGACGCGACCACCGAAGCGGTACGCGGACTGCAGACTGCCTTCTCCGATCTGAATAACGTTGTCGGTGACATTCGCGCGGAGGATGCCGCGAAGGACGCTTATGAGGCGTTGACCGCCAGCATCAAGGAGAATGGGGACGGTTTCCGGCGCACGACCGACGAGCAGCGCGCTAACCGTGACGCACTCCTTGACTACATCGACACGCAGGTCGCGTTCGCCGAATCTTTGGATGAGCCGCAGGCGCAGTTGGAGGCGCTTCAGCAGTTGGAGGCCGACACGAAGGCTGCGCTGAAGGCTGGTGGCGTCAAGGCTAAGGACTCCGCGATCTATCAGAGCGTCCGTGACGCGGTTGATGAAGCCGAGAAGAAGGTCGGCGACATGAAGACCGCCGTGAGTGATGCCGAGAAGAAGGGGCTGGACGTATCCGAGGCAATCGCTTCGGGTATCGAGCAGGGCATGAGCCAGCAGGAGGCCACCCTGAACGCTGCCGGTGCCGCCGCTGGCGACTTCACCGCAGACGGATTGAACACCGCTCTCGGTATCTCCTCGCCTTCCCGTGTCGCTATGGACGCCGGACGGAACACAGGGCTTGGCTTGATCCAAGGCTTGAATCAGATGCGTGCCGCTGCCGAGGGCGCTGGCATGAACGTCGGCGCTAACGTGGTGCGCGGTATGCTCACCTCTCTGCGTAACGGGCAGGGTCCGGTTGCGTCTGCGGCGCGGGAGATCGTTGCCGCCGCGATCGCCGCAGCACGGGACGAGTCGCAGGAAGGCTCCCCCTCTAAGGTGTTCATGGGGATCGGACGCAACATGGTCCTCGGCCTCGCACGAGGCATCACCTACGAGATCCCACTTGCCAAGGGTGCGGGAAGCAAACTCGCCAAGTCCCTGATCACGGCCTTCCGCGAGGCGATGGAAGACAACTCAGGCTCCGTCGCTGGCGCGATCAACCAAGTCTTCGGGTCGATTCCGACCAAGACCCCGCTCGAAATGCAGTTGGGTGTCAAGGGTGCCGAGAAGTTCATCAAGGACAACAAGAAGGCACTCATGGCGCTCGTCGAACTCGGCGAAGCGATCGACCTTATTAACGCGAAGGTGCAGTATGCGGGGCAGGCTTTCGCGTCGCTCGGAGAGTTGGTCGCTCGCCCGTTCGGACGCGAGTCGGCGATATCAGAAATGTTCGGCAGCGAAGCCGATATCGACAGAGTTATTGACGGATTCCTGTCTATCCGCGATCAGGTTAAGCAGGCATACTCGGTCCTGACTGATGCTTCTATTGTTGGGGCGAAGGCTGCTGCGCGTAATCGCGCCGAGATGTACAAGACGATCGGTGCGCTAAGGGCTCTGACGGAGCAGGCGATTTCGCTTAGGCAGCAGTACGACACCGTCATGGCTGAACTGGAAACGCTGGAGAAGGATTACCAGAAGTCCGTCACGGAGACTAACGCTTTCTATGATGCTGCCGAGAAGAAGGCAGAGGAGAACATCAAGGCGATCGAGGATCGCTGGGCCGCTGCTATACCCAAGTTGGATGCTGCGCTGAAGAAGGCGAATGAGGCGTTCGATAAGGAGAACGCGGTCCTTCAGAGGCTCATTGGTGAGCGAGATCAGTTCGTCGATCAAATCAAGTCAGGCTTCCGATCATTCGTGAATAGCCTGTCCTTCGAGTCATCACGGGCCTCTAAGCAGATCGTGAAGGAAACCAAGCGCCTCGCTAACGGCATAACGGTCACGCTGGAGCGTGAACTGGAGGTGGGCGGCGGTCCTGCCGCGATCCGGCAGACGCTAGAGGAGCGGCTTGCCGCTGTCCGAGAGTTCTCCCGCAACATCAAGACCCTTATGCAGCGCGGCCTAGACCCTGCGCTCGTGCAGGATTTCGTGTCTGCCGGTGTCTCTGGTGCCGGGTCTGCTGCGGCAGCGCTCGCATCCGGCTCTCAGGAAGACATCGCCGCTATCAACGCTGTCCAGTCTCAATTGCTTTCCGAGTCGGAAGACTTCGGCAAGTACGCGTCCGCGCAATGGCACGACATCGGTGTTGCGCAGCAGCAGGCCATCGTCACGCCGCTAGAGGTAGCCAGGGATGCCGCACAGAAGGCTCTCGATGACGCCAACGCTCTGCGGGATCAGGAACTTGCCGCTGCTCGCGCGCAGTTGGAGAAGTTGCGTACCGAGCGCAAGGCTGCTCTAGACAAGATCGACGCCGACTACAACGCTAAGAAAGCGGAGTTGGAGGCGAAGGCAACTGAGTTGCAGACACAGATGGACACGGTAGCCGCTCAGATCGAAGAGAAGATCCTGGCGATGCTGAACACTACTGCGACACGGAGCGCAGAGGCCGGAATGAAGGCCGGGCAGAAACTCCTGGAAGGCTTCCGCAAGGAATACCCAAAGGTGTACGACAAACTGAATCGCCTCATGGATCAGTTGGCGGCGTCGCTCACGCGTACGGCTACTGTCACGGTGCAGACGGTGTATCAGTCTGTGATGCCTGTGATTCCACCGCCTACGGGTAAGTTGCCTAAGCGCGCGATGGGTGGCCCCGTTGCGGCGCGTACCGCGTATCTCGTGGGTGAGCGTGGACCGGAACTGTTCGTGCCAGGGTTTAACGGCAACATCATCCCGAATAATCAGTTGGGTACGGTGCCTGCGATGGGTGCGCGTGGCGGTGCATCCGGTGGCATGGTCGTCAATCTGACGGTGAACGCCGGGATGGGCGCTAACGGTGACGATATCGGGCGTCAGGTTGTGGATTCGCTGCGCAGATATGAGCGCCGTAACGGACCTATCCCGGTGAAGGTTACGGGATGAGAGCCGATACCAAAGTCTTTATCGCGTTCGACCTTTCCGTATCAGGGCAGGGAACTTTTTTCACGCTGAACGATGCGGTGAAAGGTGAGTTGGATAGCGCGACGTATGTTCTCGCTGGCGACGTTTTGACGGATGTTACTGAGGATGTGCGGTCTGTTCAGGTGCGGCGTGGTCGTTCGTGGCAGTTGGATAAGTTTGAGACTGGTACGGCTAACGTGGTGCTGGCGAATAGGGAACGCCAATACGATCCTAGTAACGCGATTGAGACTGCGACTCGCCTTAACTATGTGCCTAATCCGTCATTCGAAGTAGACACTACGGGCTGGTCTGCGTCGGCTACTGACTTCACGACGGCGGGTGCGTCGTTGGGCACTACTGCGGTGTCTGCGTTTGGGGCTGCTGCCGCGCTTGTGACGACGGGTGATACGTCTGCAAGTCAAGGTTTCCACACAGTCTTGACGGGGCTGCCTGCTAACACGACGTTCGTGATTAGTGGGTATGTGTTTCCGGTTTCGGGGGCTGGCGTGTTCCTCGCGACGAAAGACACGACGAATAATGTTGTGGGTACGGTGGGTTTGAGCGCGTCACCTTCCGGTTTGATCGGTCCTAGCGTGGCGACGATTGCTGATTGGGACCGCATTTCATCGGTTATTACTACGGGCGCTAGTGTCGCTGACGTTGTTGTCGCGTTCGGGGCTGACGAGAATCCGCAGCGGTTCACGTTGGATGATGCGACGTTGGGGCAGTTGGGGAGCGCGTCGCTCGCAGGCGGCACGAGTTCGCAGTTCCGTGTAGATGCGGTGCTGTGCGAGACAGGTAGTACCGTGTTGCCGTACTTTGATGGTGGGGCTGCTGACGGCACGATCCTGTCAGCGTCTACCTCTTGGAACGGCACCCCGAATAACAGTACGTCTAATCTTGTGTATGGTATTCCGGGGACGGGTTCCCCGTACTTCCCTAGCGTTAAGCCGCGTAAGGAAATGCAGATCACGCTTGACGGTGGCGCGGTGTTCACAGGGCTTGTGGAGGATTGGGATTACCAGTTCTCACTCAATAACGATTCGACGGCGACGGTTCGCGGGGCCGACGGGTTCACTCGCCTAGCGCAAACGCTCATTAACCCGGTGAGTGTGCCTGCCGAAACGAGCGGTGAGCGCGTGGAGCGGGTGCTGGACTTGACGGAAGTTGGGTGGCCTGCTGGCTCGCGTGCGATTGACACGGGCGCGGCGACGCTAGGGGCGCAGGACATTGGCGGTACGTCTGATCCGCAGCCCGTGAACACGCTCCAATACTTGCAACAGGTGGAGTCTGCGGAGCCGGGCGCGTTGTTCATTGACGGGGCGGGGGTTCTCAGGTTCCGGTCACGGGCTACGGCACAAACGCTGACGGGCGTGACGTTCTCTGACGCGGGGGATATCCCATTCGTGGATGTGTCTATCGACTACGGCGTCGATAACGTCAGGAATCAGGTGACGATTAACCGTGTAGGCGGGTCGCTCATCACGGTAACGAGTCAGCCTAGCGTGGACGAGTACGGCGTTATCGCCTACCAGTTGCAGGACAGTCTGCTATCTAGCGACGAACAGGCTGAGACTCTGGCAACGTGGATCGTGCAAGAGTACGCGCAGCCTAAGATTCGCATTGACCGGATCACGGTAGACGTAGGCATGTTGACGA